TAAACCTGTGTCAGCTTCATTTTGATCCAATGAAGCACCACTCCCAAAACCTGAATCAGCACTACGTGGCTTGAAAATTTTATTCAAAAAAGTGTTTGCACTGTTGCTAGCATTGCTTGTCCCTAGGACTTCTTGATAATACAAAATACGACAACTGCCAGTCGTTGATCTTCCTACAGGGGTAAAAACATCATCTGTTTGGCCTAAAGTTTTGGTGCTAAGAAGTGACACTGATGTACTAAGACTCCAATTTTGGACTTTTGCTATCTCGGTTCCGGCAGCATCGTTATCAAATGTGTTGTTTAGAAACAACTTGCCAGTAGCGCCAGTGAAAAGAGCCATCAGAGCACGCCAATCAGATTCACTGTAACAGTGCTAAGGCCCAAAGCTACCTGTGCCACCCGTGGTGGTCCTTCATAGCGATAGTTGTTGCCTTGGGTTTGAGCGCCTAAAGCGTCTTTGTCGCCCTCCCATCCGCCGCGAGTTGGATTTATCTTTGTCCCATCTACGTTGCCAACAGCAAAAGTCTGGAACGTGCCTTGAACCGTGTCGTAATGATCTAAAAACAACTCGGCGTCGGCGTCTAAAATATTTGCATAGGTAAGCGACAGCTTCATATTGGTGCGTTTATCGCCATACAAAATCCTGTGCTCAGCGCCGTTTTGAGCCTTGTAAGTCTTGACTGGATAATCACCTGACTCAAAAGTGCGAGCGCTTGGCACCAAATAGTCCCCCAGCGCAAATGGTGCTGTGCGTCCTGCCTTAGTGATCGGGAAAGTCATGACTGAACGCTCCAGCCATCTGATCTTACAACCGCTAAGGCGATTTTGCTCTGCTGCTCACTGTTGCAAGGGTACTCAGAAGCAACAATATCAACGATGCCGTCTTGGGAGAAGGTCAACTGCTCAACAACATAGATATTTTGAGATACTTCGCTAGCTGTCACAGTGAATAAAATGTTGTGGTATTTAGAATCGTTGACTTTGCCCCCTGAAACCATTAACTTGCCTGTTTCAATTTCTTCGTCTGCCGATCTAAAATAAGTAATATCATAACCTTCTAAAGTGTCTGGCATGTCTCTCACGCTTGTAATTACGCCAGTAGCATCAACCGTTCCAGTATTTGCAGAGTTGTACGGAGTTGCTTCTGTCGTTACTTTGATAAAAGATCCAGCGCCAATGTTTAAACCTTCTGCTGTTGTAGAAAAGTTAATCGTATGAGTCACATACGCCCTTAGGGCCAAGAAATACTTTGCTACTAAAGTTGCGTGACTTTTTGATGTGCAAAATTGCGTCAAATCAAATTCTTCTTGAGGTAACAAGCTGGTGCCAGGAGAAGAATAAATGCCGCTGTCGTCAATTCCTTTCACTTCAATAACTGCCTCTTCTGGCAATTGATTGGCGCGTTCTTGTCTATACCGAACAACAGCTTTGAATGCTCGACGCTCTTCCGCTCCAAGATATTCAATCTTGTAGCTGTCTTCGAGAATGTTTCCAGCCGTAAAAAATGCTTCTGGATTAATGCTGTCCTCAATAGAGCCTGTCTTTATAGTCCCATCGTCATTAACTGGGAAAGCAGGTTTTAATGAGAACTTGCCATTGACGATTGAAAAATTACATAAGAAATTCGGCGCAATATCACTGAAGAATTGCCTTAAATTGGTGCGCTCAACGATTGGACCATTAAAGAACAAATTGTTTTTTACAAGAAATTTAGAAGTCAGCACCAAATCGCTTCTTTCGACCATGTAACTTCTGTTGCCGTCCATTCCCAACAAACCACCCGCTCCAGCGGTTTGGTCTGTAAACATGAAATACATCAAATCTGTCAACAGATTGCTAGGACCATGCGTTGCAGTATCACCGTAAAAAGAACCGGAAAGACCAACTGTTGGATGCAACCGCTCCACTGCTATTCCGTTCTTTAGCCACACTCGCATTTGATCAAGAGCAGTAAAATTACGTCCTGCTTTAAGTGAAAAACCAGCAAGAGTTAAGTTAATCATGTTGGTGACACTATCGTTTATTTGCACTTCGTTTATGTACACAATTTCGTGTTCAGGCGATGAATTGTTTGATTTTTCAACAAAATTGCGATAGGCACTGATGTCTGAGACTTGTGATTGCGATGCAAAATCAAGCTCTGAACTACTTACAGGATCGGTAGTTCGTTCTAATTTTACGCTGCTAATTCTGTAGCTTTGTCCAACAGAGCTGTATAAAGTGCGAAATGGATTGTTGCTGCTTACAACGCGAAAGTCTGAAAATATTTCGTCAACCTCCCACTTGGCTATTGTTGTGTCTGTTCCTTCGTAAATTCGAGTTACTTTGCCATCTGCCCAGCCTTGGCGTTGACCAACAATTGGAGCTTTGAAATCTATAACCGTGGCTGTTAAATCAACAGTAATTTTTTTCAGCCCTTTAGTGAAAACAAATGCTGAGACAGTTTTTTTATCGGTAGCCTCAAGGTTGCCTATCGCTCCAAAAACTTCGTAGCGCCATGCTTGTGATCTAGCAGCTAGCTCCACGTCTTTAGTGATCGTGTTCACTTCAAACCTCATACCTGAAAACGTCATCGTTCCATCAGGGTGGTTATCGACAAACGGATTTGTGTTTGGATAATTTGACTGACCACTTGTAACATTAGTGCCTTCAGATCCTCTCTTAATCTCAATTGTTTCTCCAGCAGAGAACCCTCCCCCACTGCCTAAAACAGTAACTCTTGAGCTGCCGTCACTGTCGTCAAATGCCCAGCGAAATGTCTCACCAGAATAAGATGCAGTATCATTTTCTTTTTTTCTAATTTTCCATCGCAAATGCAGCCATTTCTCTTGTTTGCCGTTTATATACTCAAATGTTTCAACGGTGATATAACGATTTTTTCTTACATTTGAGCTGTCCGCACTTCCGGCAATTGCATAAAAGAAAGCAGATTGCTTGCCTTTGTTGATGCCTGCATTCGCAATGTTTCTGTTTGAAGGAGGTCTGTCTAAATTTTGACCGACTTCTGCAATGTTTCCTGTTGCTACGACAGGAGAAGGAGAATGAAAAGCAGCTGCATCTGGATAAGTAGGCTCCTCGACAGCAGAAATTGTTTTAGGAGCTTTTTTAAATTCATTGTTGCCTTTAAGTCCTGTTTTATCATTAAAATCTCTGCCAGAAGTTTGTATTTCCAGCACAAGTCCATTGCTTAAACCTACGGGGCCTACCTGAACCTTGTTTGGTTCTGACTTGTCAGCAGTGCTTGCTGATTGATCTAGAACGACAAACGTAAATGATCTATCCGTATCTCCAATAGCTCTAAACTCAGAACAAGTGAAAGGAACAAATTTGAATTCAAGTTGACGCTGTAATTGTTCAGGGCGCTGCTCTTCGTCTTGGTTGATAAATTTGATGTAATTATATTGGGCGCTTGGGCTCTGGCCTTGGATTACAAAAATCTGAGGGAACGCTGCAAAAGTTGATCCATTGTCCCTAGCATCTCTGACATAAATCCTAAACATCGAAGAACGACGGATTGTTGAGTTTATCGTTCCATTGTTTATTTGTATGTTTAGTTCTTCAGAGTTTTTTACTTCTCCAGTGGAGGGCAGGTTTTGAAAATTGCACAACCCGTTTAAACGCTGAAATACAGTGCTCTTAAGCCCAATCTCAGTGATAAATGCTGGCCTGTTGTTCTTAATAGTTGCAATTGCAACTTGCGTTAAAGGAAAAAATCCTTCGCCAACGTTAATTGATTGATCGCCAACACCGCTGTCTCCTATAAATGCGTTGCCATCGCCCTGCGGCTCAACGACTAAATCTCTGCTGACAATGCCAATTTTTTTGAACATTGAAGTTGATGTGTCTACACATTCCATTGTTATTCTTTGGTCGTTTTCGCCTCCTCCTGAAGGCTCAAAATTTCGCAGCTTTCTCTTTGTTACCTTCCAAATACTTCCACCAATCATAAAATGCTCACCAAGCTGCATTGCCCCGTCAGCCTCTTGCTGCAGTGAGCTGACAGTTGAATTTATGTCATCAACAGACGCTCCACCTTCCTCCCTTTGGTAAAAGTCTTCTTGTATTTTTGAGTTTTTTATTGAAAACACAATTGTGTCACCTTCTGCTACGTCTGTAATTACGGTCTTAAATGTCTTGTTAATAAATAATGTGTTGTCGGTATCGATGTTTTTCCTGTCGTTGTACTCAACAATTCCCATGCGGGGACTGTAGTTTCTTCCAGTGCCATCATGAAACTGTTCGATAATTGGCTTGCGATCTTCTTTGATTGCGCTTTTTGGAATGATCTTTCGATCTCTAAAAGACTTGCCATCATTAACCGCTCCAGATTCCCCCATTACTTTCATGCGCTGCAAAACAAGAACTTTTTTTTGATCTTGGTTGCTATCTTCTGCGATAAGATTTAATTGATAATTGACCCTAAAGTTTGTCCCGTTTGCAATTGGGCTGTGGCAGCCGAATGCTGCGGAATTTGCAGGTGTATAGGCATGACAGAAAAGTTGATTAGCCTCAAGCTCTCCTGCATCTTCGACCTCAAAAACATCGTCATCGTCCCCTTTGCCTACTCCTGGATCTCCAGAGTCAAGTGGCCCTCTTGTTCCATATTGCTTGTCACTTCCTCGAATACGAAAGTTGCCTGAGAAAGATGCCTTGTGCCAGTAAAAAGCAAAATTATCCTCAAAAATTGCGTCTAGCGCATTGTTGCCTAGAAAAATTCCCTCTAATTCTGGCTTGTCAATGCCAATATCGTTTACGCCTTGCTCGCCAACAACAAACATAAGCTTCGCTCTTTGCGACGTTCCATGGCTAAACATCCGCGACCAAATCAGCTTTGGCGTAACCAGCATCCCGCCAATATCGTTCTTATACATCCCAAAAATTATGGGAACAGGCGAAGCATAATCTGCAAGCTCGGCAAGCGTCTCAAAGCCGCGTGAAGGCGTAAAACGATTGGCCCCTGTAATGCTGCCAAGGTCAGTTACACCACCGCCTTGAGCGCGTGGCATCTTTGGCTTTGGTGTCAGCAAATATGAAACACCAGTCAGCACAAGGCTGATTGCCAAGTTAATCAGAATTGCTGTTCCTGGATC